GTTTCCCAGTCACGATCCAGGCCGTCTTGTAATGAGGGCAGCAGTGGCGAAGGTACATTTGATTTTTACATGGATGGCACCGATTATGTCTGGTATATCGATGGTTCAGCAGACGGTGGTGGGACGTTAACCACTGGCAAACAAATATTAGTCTTAAAAAAAGACGGTAACACGCATACAGGTTATAAAGACGGTTCGCAAATTTTATCATTTTCATCGAGTGTTGCGCCGGATTATACTCATTTCGAGATCGGGGCAAACGGTGGCGATTATGAGTCTGAAATAACGGTTTTAGCGTGTTATGTGTACACCGGAGCACATGATAATACAGACCGGGGTACGATTGAGGGTGATTTAGACGCGGCGTATATTAACCCGACGGTATCATCATCATCGGTGTTGGTCGATAACAGCGTTGAACTCGAAACATTTACAACCCTCCGGCATACGTCATCGGCATTAGTTGATAATTCGCTGGTACTTGAGACCCCCACCATCGCCGGGGCACAAGCTACATCGAGTGTGCTGGTCGATAATTCGCTGGTACTGGAGACATTTGAAACAGTACGTGGCACATCATCTGCATTAGCCGATAGTAGCCTTGTTTTAGAGACATTTGAGACATTACGGCATACGTCATCGGCATTAGTCGATAATAGCCTTGTCTTAGAGGCATTCGAGACAGTCCGGCATACGTCATCGGCATTAGTCGATAATTCGCTGGTACTTGAGACCCCGACAATTGCAGGGATTCAAGCCACGTCATCGATATTAGTTGATAATAGCCTAGTCTTAGAAACGTTTGAGACATTACGGCATACGTCATCGGCACTGGTTGATAATAGTCTGGTACTTGAGACCCCGACAATTGCAGGGATTCAAGCCACGTCATCGGTGTTGGTTGATAATAGCCTTGTGCTTGAAACATTCGAGACAGTCCGGCATACCTCATCTGCATTAGTCGATAATTCGCTGGTGTTTGAGACATTCGAGACAGTCCGGCATACATCGAGTGTACTGGTGGATAATTCACTGGTACTGGAAACATTTGAGACAGTCCGGCATACCTCATCTATAGCAGTCGATAATAGCCTTGTGCTTGAAACACCAACGATTGTTACGACAGGGGCTTCTTCATCGATACTGGTTGATAACAGCCTAGTCTTAGAAACGTTTGAGACAGTCCGGCATACGTCATCGGCAATAGTGGATGATTCGCTGGTACTCGAAACATTTACGACATTACGTGGTACGTCATCGGTGCTCGTGGATGATAGCCTTGTGTTTGAGACGTTTGAAGTCATCCGGCATACATCGAGTGTACTGGTTGATAATAGTCTGGTGCTTGAAACACCTGCCTCGTTATCAACGAGTGTGACGGGTGTGCATGATGCAGTGATGGTGATTACGTTACCTGAGCAAGCTACGATGGTGATTACAAAGCCGGAACAGGCATCCATGGTGATTACGTTATCAGAGCAAGCAACGATGGTGATTACAAAGCCAGAACGGGCATCCATGGTGATTACGTCACCAGAGCAAGCTACGATGGAGATTGAACCATGACACGTTTCATAATTGGGGATAAACCCACATTTACAACAACATTTACGATAGACGATGAGAATACCGATCCGACAGCAGTTACGGTGGAAGTCCGTGACCCAGATGGGATCGAAACAACGCCTACCCCCACGAATTCACCTGCAGGTGCGTATTGGATTGAATTATCCCTAACAAAAGTTGGACGATGGTATGTGAGAATGACGGGTACAGGGGATGTTGAAGCCGCCGAAATCGGGTATGTGGATGTAGACTCGACACCTTTTGATTAGCAGCCAAAAGGGGCGCAGGTGTTGAAACCACCCCACCCCTATGACCACACACACGAGGTGTGATATGGAAAGTATAACGAGGTTGTGATGACAGAGCAAATTAAGAAGACACAACTCGATGAGACGAAAACAGTTTCCGAACTTTTCGGGATGGTAAAAAAATTAAAAGAACAGATTGAAAAACTTGAGATCGAGATCGATAAAATCCCCAATGCCGTAGAAGCGGCACTCAATAAGAAGGATGTTATGGGGAAAGATGAGATTGATATGTTGATGCAAAAAAAGTTAAAAGCATCTCTTGCCAGTTATCCAACAAAAACAGAAGTGGATAACAAGGATCGTGAAACATTTGACCGGATTAATGGTGTGCTTGAAGATGGATTAAAGCAAATCCAAAAGGCATATGAATTAGCGATGATTCCGATTGTGCAGAAACAATTTGAGCATGATACCGAAATACGGCAGGTGTCCTCGGCGAGTAAACGCAACCATGATGATATTGAGTCGAATGAACGTGAATTGACCCGTCTCAAGAGCCAACAGGATATTTTATTGAAGGATATTCCAGAGATTAAGTCACTTCTCAAAGGAAAAGATCAGGGCAGCGGGTTGGTTGGTCGGGTTAGTGACCTTGAGAAAGAGGACAAACATCTCGCACAGCAAGTGCAGAGTGTTAAGACGTTTCTTCATCAGGTGGATGAAGGGCATAAGAATCTTAACGAAAGCATTGCGTCGGTGAATTCACAGTTGAATTGGTTCAAGAATATCTTCCGACGTGGGTATCAGGTGGTGAAACTTACCTCCCCGTTTTGGGCAGGTGTCCCCGGTGCGCATGTGTTGGCAGAATTGTTGCGGTTGCTGGGTGGTTGAGGTTCGTAGATTGTTACGAGGTTATGCAGCACTGCCCTACTGGTGTAGGCATGGCGTTAGATCGACGCTGTGACGGTGGTTCGAGTCCGCCCGGTGCTATTGTTAGAGTGTTCGTAGATAGTTACGAGGTTTAAATGAGTGAGCAACTATCCGGTAAACAAAAGGCGTTTGTTGAACAATATTTCATCTGCAATATGAACGGTACACAAGCCGTCAAAGAAGCTGGCTATAAGGTGAAAAATGATAACGTCGCGGCTGTTACCGCTCATAATAATTTAAGGAATCCTAAGATAGCCCGCGCGATAAAAGAGCGTATGGCAACGCTGGCAATGGATGCAGAGGAAGCCTTAGCGCGAATTGCGGATCATGCCCGTGGGGATATTAATGATTTGCTGGATGAAAACGGCAATCTTGACATCACGAAAGCATGGGAACAGAAGAAGACGCACCTGATTAAAAGTATCTCGAAATCAAAGGTGCATGGCGAACAGTTCTCGAAAGATGAGATCAAGTTTGAGCTATATGATGCACAATCGGCACTGGTACAGATTATGAAGGTGCATAACTTGACTAGCAAAGTGATTAATGATGGTGAGATCGTAATCAAGGTAGTGTATGACGACGACGACACAGGTTGAGATACGGCTGAAACGTCCGTTTGCAGAACAACAACAGATACTTGATGACCCGACGCGGTTTAAGGTGTTGGCAATTGGCAGACGCTGGGGCAAGACCGAAACCCTCAAAAATGATATGGTGGATGGATTGCTAACAGGTCAAGCCATGTGGTTTTGCTCACCTACGAATAAGAATAATAAGCGTGTGTATCCACAAATGAAGGCGTTATTCCGCAAAATACCTGCGGTGTATACCAATGATACGGATATGTTGATTCGATTCCCTACGGGTGGTTTCTTGCAGTTTGTGAGCTTGCATGAAGCCGATAACCTACGGGGGGATGGACTTGATCGTATCTATGTTGATGAAGCGGCATTCATTAAAAATGGTGTGTGGGATACGGTATTGCGCCCGATGATTGTAACGACTCGTGGGGGTGCGACATTTAGTTCATCGCCTAATGGCACGGGTAATGATTTCCATCGGCTATTCTTGCGTGGTCTTGATCCAAATGAACATGATTGGACTACCTATCACCTGCCCTCTTCATCGTCGCCACTTGTGCCGAATGATGAGTTAGAGGACATCCGAGGCAACACACCGGAGCGCGTGTATCAGCAAGAATACATGGCAGCGTTTCTTGATGATGGTGGCGCGGTGTTCCGTAATTTGACCGCGTGTATCCGCCCTGCCCCAACGAACCCTAAGCATGTTGTGTTTGGCGTGGATTGGGGACGCTCGAATGATTTTACTGTGATTGTGGCACTGGATGCCGAAACCGGGCATATGGTGGCAATGGATCGATTTAATCAGATTGATTGGACGATGCAACGCAATCGGTTGATGGCGATGTATGAACGGTTAAAGCCACGGACGATTATTGCAGAAGCCAATAGTATCGGTGGTCCGAACATTGAAGAGTTGAAGAAACGTGGGTTGCCTGTGCGCGGGTTTACGACGACACAGCAAAGTAAAGCCGAGATTATTAATAGTCTGGCGTTGAATTTGGAGCAAGAGACTATCGGCATATTAGATAACCCTGAGTTGTTAGGCGAATTGCAGGCGTACACGATTGAATCGTTACCTAGTGGCAATTATCGATACAATGCCCCGGCGGGGTTGCATGATGATTGTGTGATTGCCTTAGCGTTAGCGAACAAAGCACGATTGATCCCTAGAAAAATCTTTATTTAGGATATGTGATGGCAGTTAAAGCATTTACAAGCATCAACATTCAGACGGTCAACGGCACGAAGTCGATCCCTATCCACAATATGCCACCGGAGTCATGGACTCCATTATTTGGTGATGGTGAGGATAGTGATATATACAAGTTGTATAAAAAAGTGCCGTGGTTGTATCGTGGGATCAATACGATATGTGAGGCGGTTGTCGGGTTGCCACGGAATCAAGAAGAGCTTGATAAAACGAATATCCGGGTGGACTGGGCATCATTCCTGAATGAGGTGGTGGGGGATTGGTTGCTGGCAGGTGCGATGTTTTGCATTCTGGAAACAAACAAGTATGGCAAGAATCCAGAGCTACGCCGCTTTCATCCGGGCACGATTGAGCTTAAGGTAGAAGATGATGAGGGGCTAACGGGGTTTGTCCGTAAGTTACGCAATAGTCGAGAAATCCCATTTGATCGTGATCAGTTGGGGTTTACATGGATACCCTCGCGGACGGCTGAGATTGCAATCGGTACACCCCCGGCACATGCTGCCCTAGCGGCGGGTACTCTCTTAAATCATATTGATATGTTCGGTGCGAATTATTTTGAGAACGGTGCTATTAATCCGACGATTGCGAAGGTCGAAGACTTTCAGTCTTACCCTGAAGCGGAACAAGAGCGCACGCAGACGATGATAGAACGGTTGTTTGGACGTGGGAATAAGACCGCGCATAAGGTCGGAACTGTGGGTACAAACATCGAATTTGAAACAGTCGGGTCGCCTATGTCGGAGTTGGCTGTACCGGAGTTGACTGACAAGAAACGCGAGGACATCAGTACGGCGTTGGGTATCCCTCAATCATTATTATTTTCATCGGCTGCCAATTATGCGACGGCACGTGAAGATAATAAGCACTTCTATCAGAAGACGGTTGTACCATTGGCGCGAAAGATTGAGGATATGCTGAATGCGTATTTTCTTCAGAAAGGTATCTCGACCCAGATTGTCTTCAATGAACAAGAGATGGACTTGTTTCAGAAAGATGAAGCACACAAGTCTGACAGTCTGGTTAATTATACCAATGTTGGGTTTCCGGTGGATTTGGCTGCTGAAATCTTGGGGATTGATATGGATGATGACCAGTGGGCACGGTTACGGGCAGCGTTACGCGACAAAGAGCCTGTGATTGAAGATGTGCCAATAATTGGGACATCGGTGGCTGATGATGAGCCGGAAAGCGTGATCGTGACTGGGAAAC